TACATTAATAGTACGATCAGTGACCCTGATTTTGATAGTTCGACGTTTATGTCGCATCTAATAGATTATCAGACGATAATGATGGAGACTTCGGCAAGTATGCGCGATTACATCAATGCCATGAAGTTTTGTGCATACCTTGAATCTAACCATAGTATTACAGAAGCGTACAAGAAGGCGCGTATCAATGATGAGTTTGTACAGAAACGCCTTAACGCGAAGAGTAATACGCCGGAATACAACGAGTTAACTAATGCAGCGAGTAGGTATCGTAAATCGAAATTAGTGCGACAAATATTAGCGCAGAGTGACATGCCTCTGTACCTAATGTTTCAAGCTGAACGGTACAAGGCTGTAGCTGTCTTAGCGCAAGAAATGTTTAGTGCACCTTATAGCAAGGATCGTATCAACGCTGCCGATAAACTGTTAACGCATGTTAAGCCACCTGAAAATCAGAAAGTAGAGCTGGAAGTAGGATTGAACCAAAATGCTCAGGATATGCAAACGAAACTGTTTGAACAGCTTTCGAAAATTTCAGAGGGACAGCATGCACGGCTCGTAAACGGGGAGGACATAAAGGACGTGCAGCGAGTCGGCATAACGACAGAGTTTGTAGAGGCGGAACCTGAGGAGTAATAATGAGTAAGCCGGAAGAAGTTTTTGGTGCAGTCGAAGGTGACGAGTCGATACCGTATAAAGATTGGAGTGCGTACGTTGAAGCGGTAAATGATGGGATAGAACCAGAACCGGCTGAAATAAAGGTACGTCAACGATCGGATTATAAGTTTAATGTAGAAGAAGCTCTTGACAATATCGATCTTACTTTTAACGGGTATACGCCTAGTAAGGACGCTATAGAGTTTTTCAATATTATTAGGCTTGTACTGGGAGAAGAACCAGAAGTAGAGAATAGTCTAATGCACTACTTCTTGGTGGACTTAGTGTTTGGCAACGTTAAAAGGGAGAATTTCCCTTACTCAAAGGAAGTCAGAGACAAGATTCGTATTAATGAACGTAAACTGGCGATAATCGCTGCTCGTGGATCAGCGAAGTCTACGATAATTACAGCGTATTTACCGATATACCTAGCAATAAAAGGTAGAATGCCTAATTTTGGGGATGTAATTTTCGTGGTAGGTTTTGGTGATTCACAACAAGCGGGTGCAAAAGTACAAGCAAACACTATTAGGGACTTTTGTATTGATAGTGCTTTCTGTAAAGAGTACTTTGAGAGTATGAGGTTTACCGACGAAGAGTGTGAGTTCATAAGGAAAGGTAGCGGATCTTTAAAGAAAAGATCGTTTATGTACAAGGTTAAAGGTGCAGCTGGTGGGTCAGTACGTGGTATTAGGTATAGAACCGAACGTCCTCAGATGTTTATCTTCGACGACATTATCAAGAATGACGCTGATGCTAGTAGTGAAGTTATCATGAGAAAACTTACCTCAATGATCTATTCGGACGCAGAAAACGCGCTTACCGCTCGTAAAGGGAAGATTATCATCATTAATACACCGTTCAATAAGAAGGATCCTGTATATACAGCTCTCGAGAACGGTGTTTGGACGCCTGTATGCTTGCCTATTTGTGAAAAGATATCGTTGGATATAAATAGGGATGAGTACGTCGGTGCTTGGGAGGCAATGCACCCGTTTGAACGTGTAAAAGAGCGTTTCGAAGATGCGTATTACGGCGGTACGTTGAGAGAATTTAACCGAGAGTTGATGCTTAGGATCAGTAACGACGAAGATAAAATGATCAAGAAGCACATGATACAGATGTACGATCGTAGACAGGTGGTTAAACAGCTTCATAATTTTACGTTGCTGATAACGACGGATTTTACAGCGAACTCGTCGAAAAAAGGGGACTATAGCGGCGCAGCCGTATGGGCGATTGGCGCCGATAACAACGTGTTTTTGTTGGACTTGGACCTGAAAAAACGCACTATACAAGAGCAGTATGAGGCGTTGTTTAGGATGGTGAGTCGATGGAGCACTAATGGCAGGATTATTGAGGTAGGTCTTGAGTTAGACGGTCAGCAGCAACTAAACATTTACCCACTGAAACAGATGATGCTCGAGAAGAACGTATGGTTTAGGTTTGCACGACAAAAAGGGGCCCCTGCTGAACGAGAAGGTATTATGAGTAGAGCTGCTGGAGGTAATAAACTTGAGAGGTTTAAGTATATGTTGCCTCTTTTTGAACAGCACAAGATGTGGTTTCCTGAAGATTTGCAAGAAACGCCGGACATGAAAGAGCTGATGGAAGAGCTACAGTTTGTGACCTATACCGGTATCGGATCTAAGCATGATGATGGTCTTGACCTAGTTAGCCAGCTCGGTTTAATCGATTATGTAGTGCCCACAACTAGCAGTACAGAAAAGGTGGATTTACCTAAATCTGCTGGAAGTATATGGGAACAATTCATTGACGAGGAAGAAGAGCCTAATAGCGTAATTTTCTAGTAGTTAAGTTTTCTCAAAGGTCGAATTAAGTATAATAGTACCACTAAACTGTGTAGGTGGGTATACATGAAATTATCGTTTATACTGGAACAAGCACGTTCTGGGGAGTTAGACGCTTTATCGGCTAAAGACAAAACTGACAAGAAGATTATAAGTTACCTCAACTTAGCATTAATTGCACTGTATAATCGTTTTGTTCTTAGTACAGAAGAAGCTATTATAAAGTTAGATGCTATTACTCCTAGAACTTTATACCGTCTTGACGGTACAGACCCTAACGTTACTGTAAACGGTATGCCTATGGAACCAGACGATTTCAAAGCTATTATTGGAGCGTTTAACGAGGATGGATCGGTTATTAACGTTAATGATGAACACGATCCATACTCAATTTTCACAGTGGCGTATAACCAAGTACAAGTACCATTGTTGGCCAATAATTCATATATTTCGATTATCTATAGCCGAAATCCTAAACTGGTAAGTTATATAAAAACTCCTTGTGGAGAAACAGCTGATGTTGACGTTGAATTACCTATGCAACTATTAGAAGCTGCTCTTCACTATATTGGTTATAGAGCTCACGGTGCTATTAACGGTGAAATTAACGCAGAAAACAGTACACACTACACCAGATTTTTACGAGCATGCGAAGAAGCGGAAAGATTAGGGGTTGTTACAGCAGATGACACTGAAGGATTACCAGTGGAAGTTAAGGGTTTTGTATAAAGGAACGGTATGAAAAGACAAAGTAGCTTTGAAAGAATAGACATACCTCTTTCTAGGGATGTTTACAGCAAGTATGACGATATTAAGGCAGTTGCGGATGATATTGAACACATAGTAGCGGTATCTGATGCTATTGCCGCTGACACGTTTGAAAATGTTGATGAGGTTATTAAGGAGCCGCTCAGAAGTAGCATCATAAATGTAGGTACTGTACATGAAGACGTTGTTAGGGTTTCTGAAGCTATTAACGATGGAACATTCACCACAGCAACCGATATAGTTAGCGAACCTCTCAGGAGCAGTGTTATTGCTTTAGGCCCTGTAGCAGAGGACATTGCTACTGTAGCAGCTAATCTAGGTCATATTGTACAGATTAGTGGAGAAATAGAAAATGTAATTAAAGTAGGCGAAAATATCGAGGATGTTGTTGCAGTAGGTGACAACATTCCTTCAGTGGTAACTACAGCAGGTAACGTAGATGGTATATCAACAGTAGCTAATAACATAGGCAATCTGAACCTAATCGCTAACGATTTGTCAGGAATGTGTATACAGTCTATAGAGGATTTAGGTAGCGTAACTGAAGATTTAGACACTAGCAATTGTGACGGAACTAGTATTTTGGAGCTAATTGCAAATAACATGGACCATGTCGATACAGTGTCTACGCACATGGATTCCGTTATTACAAACGCCGATAATATAGGACTTATTGATTTTGTAGCAAGTTTTAGTGATAGTATCACCACTAATGCGGACAACATTGACAGTATTAATACTAACGCAGAAAACATAGACATTGTTAATATCGTCGCTAATGACTTGATTGGGTCGTGTGCAGCTAGTATAGATTATGGACTTGTGTCTGAAGAGCCATATACAGGTGGTTGTACCGATTCCAGCTTTATCGAGACAGTGGCTAGAAATATGGGTAAAGTGACTACTTGTGGTGACAATATCGATGATATAGGTATCGTAGCACAGAATATTGATGATGTTTCAACGGTGGCAGATAATATCGACGATATAGTT